TTCGTAAAAGAATCTGTAATGGTTGTTACGATTGTTCTTATCGTTGGATTGGCAAGCAATGACGATAACATCTCATTCCATGCATTGGGAATCGTTTCTGTAAAAAATTCTACAATTCCATCCCATGCTGCAAAAAATCCATCCCTGATTGCCTTTAAAATTCTGTTCACGCCTTCTCGAAACCATTCGCATTTATTATACAAAGTAACCAGCGCCGCTATAATTGCTGTAATAACCGCAATTACAGGATGTGCCGTTATCATTCCAAGTAGTCCGGTCACCGCTGTTTTAATTCCGCCGACCAACTTTGTCGCAACTCCTCCGTTTCCAGACAACTTCGACAGTGCTCCTGCCACCGCAGATATCCCGAGTGATATCTGGCCGATTACCATCAGTAGTGGTCCTAATGCTGCAACCAGAATTCCGACTACTACAATCACCTGTTGCACGCCTTCCGGTAGTGCTGAAAATTTATTGACAAGTGCGGTAATAAGTTCTGCTACCTTCTGGACAATTGGTGCCAGTGTATCTCCGATCTGAATCGCTGCGGTTTCCAGAGATCCTTTTAATTCCTCGATTGCTCTTGATCCATCACTCATCTGAGAATTGGCCAGCCTTTGTGCTGCTTCCTGATCATTTGCCGCATTGATATATTTCTGAATCCCTTCAGTCCCGCTATCCATCATCACAGTAGCGGCTCGCATTGCATCGGATCCGAAGATTGTCGATAACGCCGCATCTCTGGATGCCGAATCCAAACCTCCAAGTTTATTCTGCAACTCCTCAGCAATCTCTGAAGCTCCAAGGAGATCCCCATTGGAATCTCTTGTCTGTATTCCAAGCTGTTCAATCATTGTTGCAGCGCTATCTGTTGGTGCCGCCAGCCTCTGGAGCATGGTTTTTAAAGATGTTCCCGCATCGCTTCCCTCAATTCCCGCATCTGCAAAACGAGCCAAAACCGCTGTTGTTTCCTGTATAGACCATCCAGCGTTTTTTGCTCCAGCAGAACACTGTGCCAGTGCCTGTGTGAGAGGTTCTACATCCGTAGAAGATGCAGCTGCTGCCCCGGCCAAAGCGTTTGCCGCTTCTGCAGACTCATTTGCAGACAGACCAAACGCTCCCATTGCCTGTACGACAACATTTGCTGCCTCTCCAAGATCCATCCCGGAAGATGCCGCAAGGTCCATTGTAGTTTTTAATGCCCCTGCTTTAATGTCGGCTTCTGTCAAACCACCTTTTGCCAGTTCTGTGATCGCATTCCCTGCATCTGTTGCGGAAAAGACGGTATCCTGTCCGGTCTGGATTGCAAGCTGTCTTAGATCTTCCATTTCAGACATGGGCTTATCAAGTGCTCCCGCCGCCTGACTCATTGCATCGTTGAAATTATTTGCCATAACAGTGGATGCAGCCCCTACACCGGTCAGTGCCCCCGTTACTGGCAGCAAGGATTGTCCGACTCCTTTGACCTTATTTCCAAACTCTCCGGATACCGCAGATACTTTTGCAAGATTCGCACTTGCACTTCCTGTAGTCTCTTTTAGTGATTTCAGTTTCTGTTCTGTCTCAACAATCTCTCTTTGAAGAGAATCGAATCCTTCTGGACTGATCGGCTGTCCAAATTCATCATCTACTTGCTTTTTCTGTGCTTTCAGTTCTTTCAGTTTATCAGACGATTGGTCTACCTCTGTCTGCAGTTTTTTGTACTCTTCCGTATCAATCTGACCACTTTCTTCCATAGACTTCATGCTCTTTTTGAGCTTGTCCATTTTTTCGTTGGTCTTTACAATCTCCTCTTGAATCGGAGTATACGCCTCTTTCCAAGCATCATAATTTCCGGCGGTTTTTGCTGCCTGTTCGCTTGCCTGTTTTAAAGTTTCCAGCCTGTTTTTTGTTTCACTGATCGACTGTTGCAGCAACTTCTGCTTCTGATTCAGCAATTCCGTATTCGTGGGATCCAGCTTCAGCAATTTATTGACATCTTTTAATGACTGTTCTACACCGTATAGTTTTTTGTCAACACCGGACAGTGCCTTTTCCAACTTGGAAGTATCGCCGCCAATCTCTATGGTAATGCCTTTTATTCTGCTCCCTGCCCTTACATCCCTCCTTTACAGTGCATCAATATCCGCCTGTGTTGCAATTTTCGGATAATCATACTCATCATTCTTCATTTCGATAAACATATCGTTGATCATTCCAATGCTTAACAGGTCTAAATCAGAAATAGAAATACCGCATTGTGCACATCGAAGCATAAACAATGCGGTATTGACCTCACGGTCTATTTCCCTCTCTTTTTTTTTGGAACTGACATCTGTTTATTTTCTGATTTCCACATTTCCATGATTTCCGGCAGAATCTCATAGATATCAAATGTCTCGAACTGATCCAACCACTCGTTGATATCGTCCGGCTGGTCAGGATCGCCATGTTTATGCATCAGAAACGCAATGTTTTCAAACATTTCCAGTGATTCGATCGGGATTCCGCTTTCAAACTTACTTTCATCAAATTCTGTACCTTCTTTTGCGCATTTTTTCTGCATCTCGTCTTTGAGTTTTTCCTGGATCTTGATCTGCTTTTCAATTTTCTGCATATCTACAAAAATATCTCTCCCAAATTTCAGTCGATAAATCCGGGGGATTGCGGCAGAACTTTTGAATTTATATTCTGTTCCATTGATTGTGATCGTCTTTCTCATCCTGTTCTCCTTTTATGCTGCAACTTCCTGATCTGGAATGTACACCTTATCAAACCATTTTTCGTATAAGTCATCTGTTGTATCTGCTGTTGTCTTTGCCCGAACTGCCATTTTCTTAGCTGTTCCAAGCTGTACAGCGGATGCAGAAACTGTGACAGTGTCAGTTGTAGGTTCAATCGTGTCCTCTGTTGTGCTGGATTCTGTTGTAGGACGTGTAGAGGTACAGCAATAGAACCAGAACCGTGTTCCCCTCACATCGCCGTCAATTTCAAATCCCAGCGCAAACCGTTTTACTTTTGCAGTCGCTTCCTCCAGCATGACTTTGTTCCTGTCAATGTATTCGCTTAAAATCTTTTCCCGGAACTCATCCGTGATCAGCGCCATTTCCCAGTCTCCCTCATATCCGCTATTGGAAGAAGAAACATAATACTTGATTCCATCCGCATAAAACGGTGTCAGTTCTCCCTGTGCTTCCAGTGAAAGCGATACGGAGCCAGGTACCGCAAACGGTGTATCAAATGTAATTTCTCCCGTATCACTTTCCTGCAAAAGCGCAACATGCGCATTATGGATATTGAATTTGACTTTATCCTTTTTTGTTGCCTGTCTTTCTTTCCTTACTTAGCCCTCCACTTCATATAATACTTCATACATATTTTCTGATTTAATATACTGTTCACTTTTCTGCCAGAAGAGATCTGCTGCATCAAGTGCCGCTTCTACACGTTCTTCCAGTTCAAAGTCCTTTTCATCTGTGTACAGTTCAATATAAACTTTGTCTGATTTAAAATATACCTTCCCATCTGCGGAAAAATTTCTCGTTTCCGGAATCAACCAGCAAATAAAAGGAGGATTCACCGCCTCACATTCTTCGAAATGATGATACCTATATTCAATTTCCAGTACATCCAGAATTGCTTCTATCCTCTCCCTTGTCATAAATATCGTTCTATCCTTTCCTGTAAAATTTCCTTTGCGTGCTTTTCTGCAATTTTGATATGCGGGATCCCGTCCACTCTTCCACCATTCCTCTTTGCGTGTCCTTTTTCCAGCAAATGTGTAATTCGGTATTCCGGCTTTTTGGAATATACCACCATATCATAGCGGTGCCTTCCACTCAAATTTTTGTCTCGTTTATAGCTCCAGTGCTTTGCATATTCACCGGTATCTCCTTCCGGTGATATGGAACGTAATTCCGCAGCTGTCTGCTTCGCCGTCTCTTTCACTGCCTTTTCCACTGCTTCCTGTACATCCTCACGATACGCATCTAACTCCTGCATGACTTCGATTGCTAACTGATCAATATTAATTTTCGGCATTGTTTCTCACATCCTCATAAGTCGTTACTACCCTTTCCAGAGAAAGCAATAAACAAGGTGGCGTTTCATCGTATTTATTCTGGATCTGTATGATCTTGTACTGCTTTTCTCTGATTATGCAGATGTCCATCGTAGAAATGTCTTCTACCGGCAGAATTGCAACTACTTCGTCAATCTGATTGGATAATACCTTTGCCTCATAAAACCGTTTGATTCCTACTGTCCGAAACCCAAACCGGATTCCACAATGCTTTGTTTCTACAATTTTTCGCCCTTTCACGCTGCAGATATCCAACATTCCGTCATTAAATGTGACAAATTTTGTATCTTTACGTCTTGGCATCACAACCACCTGCTTTCCTCTGAAAACTGCGCATCTGCAGGGATATGATTTCCGATTTATAGTTTTTTATAAACTCGTCCACCTGACCGGCTCTTGCATACATACAATAATTTAACAGCAGATCTTTTTCCTGTGTTTCGCTTTCAAAATCGCATTGTCCGATTTTCCCCTCAAGATACTTTTTCCCTCTTTCTACAATACCAGAGAGCTTTTTGCGCTCTCTGATATCCATATCCCATGTAATGTCCAGAAAATTTCTCACATCTTCTAAAAGATCACTCATGATTATCCCTCATTCTTCGTTACCGTCACCTGATACGTCTTGGTTGTCTTCCCGTCTGTTACTTTTGCTTTCACAACATTTCCAGCCCCAGAAGCCCATGTAACTCTGCTGCCGTTTGCAATCGGTTTATCATTGTATGTCAATTCCAGTTCTGCAGTACTGTCTGCAATTACCGCCTGCACCGTATTTGATGCATCCGTTGTTGTCAGGGTGTATGTCAATTCTCCTTCTGTAAATTCTGGTGTCAGCGTGTGTCCACCCACCTTAAAATCTGCAAGATTTGCATTTTCCACATTTTCTACACTTGGAACAACTTCCACTTCATAATACGCTGGCTGCAGATCACTGATATCCAAAAGCATGAAGGCATTATCATCTACTGCAAATCCATGACCATACATTTTGATCAGGTAAACCCTCTCATCTTCCAGGAATCTGTAATCATCTGAATACAAGATTCTTCCGTTATTTTCGATTCCAGATCCCATGAAGTAAAGCTTTGCCATACCAAATACAGCCTTTCCGACTCCTACCGCCGGAGACTGGATCACATCGATCGGGAATGGCAGTGTACTTACATATCCACCGCCCGGCGCTGGTCTCTGTGTTGCCGGAAGGACTTTACTGAAATAATCTGACGGATTTACCACCAGAATCAGTGCGTCTACGGTTCTTGCCTGTCCTTTTTCATTGATTGCCAGAACAGATGCTAATTTTCCAAGCTGTACATCATTAAGCTTTGTAACCTTTACTGCTTTTTTATCCGGATATACACCGCCTTTGATTGTAACAGAATCTCCCACCTGTTTTGTCATACCGATCGGCATATCTTTTCCTGTTCCATTGATAATTCCGTCTTCCAATCCATTTGCAAGTGCTTCATACAGGACCTGTCTCACATAATTGTCCAACCATTCCGGCCCCAAATCTAACATTGCTTTGCACACCGGAAGAAATGCTGACAGTTTGCTCAGTGTCACATCTACCTCTTTAAATCCGGATGTCAGCTCCTGGATGATATCTGCGCAAAGTTTTCCCCATGCTGCTTTCTGATATCCATTCGTATTCATCATCATTCGTGTCAACCCTGTTACGGATGTAAACTGGATTTTGGACAACAGCGGATGATCTGTTTTCAAATCTTCGAATACTTTGTCAATTACAGTATATGGCATTACCACATCCAGATTCTCTACTGCCTGTTTTGGATTTGTAGATTTCATTGCTTCTGCAAGCTTCTGATAATATTCTTTTTCTTTGGATGTCAGCTGTCTTACGCCGCGCTCAGACAGAATTCTCTGATCTGCTTCTTCTACGATTCCCCGTGCCTGTTCTATGACACTTTCCTGAATCTTATCGCACAGCTCCACAAACGCTGCCTGGAACTGCTCTGCATCTCCGGCTGTGATTGCCTCATTCATCTTCTGTACGATTGCTGTTTTTTCCATTTCTAATACATCTAAATTTTTCCTTAAATCATGCCTCCTCTAAAAAGATTTAATACATTGTTTTTTCTTGGTTTCTTGTCTTCCTGTGGTTTCTGCATTGCTGCAATCTGCTGCCGGAAGCTCTCCTGACTATTTAACTGTCTTTGCATATCGGACAGCTTCTCCAGAATCTCTTCTGTATTGACCGGTTCTGCTGTCTTTCCCATGATCTCATCAATGAGTCCATATTCCAGCGCCTTTTCCGGAGTGAGGTAAGTCTCATTTTCCATTAACTCAATCAACTCACTTTCCTCAATCTTCGCCCTTTCCAGAAAAACTTGCCGGTTTGCTTCCATCATGTCATCCAGATCATCGGCATATTTTCTCAGTTGTGTTGCATTGCCCGAGCAATACATCCACATATTGTGTATCAGTGCCGTTGTACCTAAACACATTTTTCTTGTGTCACACGCCTGTAGAATCAAAAACGCAACACTGTGTGCCACGCCATCCACAATCCCGACTTTCTGGTTTTGTTTTTGCTTCAGTAAATTGTAAATAGCAACGCCCTCTTTTACGGATCCACCATTTGAGTTGATATGCAGCTCAATTGTCTGTCCTTCTGGAATTTCACTCAGTTTCTCTGCAAAATATTTCGCGGAAGTCTCCGAGTCCTTATATTCCCATGCGTTCCAGTCAAATTCTCCATATTCTGTCACATCATCATAAATGTACAGAAGTGTTTTGTTCTCTGCCTGAACGGGCTGCATTCTCCAGTTTGTTATGTTTTTCCTTGTCTCACCCCTTTCACTCTGTGGTTTCTATATCCAATCCTGCAAGCAGGTCTTGAATCTTACTATAATTTTTCGTCATAAAGTGCTGGTTTGCCCAGTCTTCTTCAATTCTCGGTTTTCCGAGCACTTCTAAAATATCATTGATCGTAAATGCTCCGCTTGAGATCAGCTTGTCTACTGGAGTTGCAATATCAAAAATATCAATATGCTTGACTGCCAGAGTCTCTATCTTTACATAATTTCCAGCTTTAAATCCTGTGTATCCATTTCTCTTTCGGTTGATCTCCTGCTGCAGCATCTTAATGAGCGGATCTATCACAAAGGTCAGAAGTTCATCAATCGCTTTCCCTGTATCCTGTACATCTCCTTTGGCCAGACTCGGTGGGAAAGAAAATGCTCTTGCTGTAAATTCAAAGATGTCATCAGCTAGATACTTGATATCTCGTGTTGACTCTGTAGAATACGTCTTTCCGCTTTCTGAAATATCCTGATATTCGTATCCGTCAAACAATGGCAACACCGCACTGTCGCTTTCAAAGAAGTTCTTAAAATGCGTGCTCATCAACTCCTGGAATGTTTCATCGAAATTCTCACTTTCCTGTGCAATTGCTCCAATATTCAGGATTCCTTTTTTTCCTCTTGATTTTTTATAGGCATCCTGCGCATATATCAGTAATTTTGAATACGTTTCATACATCCCATTTGTGAGATTCCTCATATTTTCTGAGTTTAATTCGAAAAACATTACTTCCGACATTTCCCGTGTTTCAGACAATTCGTAACCGTCAAATGTGATCCCGCTGAATCTGTACTCCTTCAATGCCAGCACCTCTTTGCTGTAACTGTCTGCCACATAAATGTGATTGTTTACTTCTACTACAAGGCATTCATTGTTCCGGTACAGCTTGCCAATCAGCTTATTCATGAATGACGTTGCATTCTGGTTCTGATTTGGTTCGTAATTCCAAAGATAATACTCCTGCCCTTTTACTTCTTTCTTCTTGATATACGTTTTAAATTCGCATTTGCTGATGGCATTTTCAATTTTATTGACACAAGTCCAGAAAGCCAGCTCTCTCAGATATACTTCGTACATAGCACTCTGTACATCTTTATCTTTCATAATGTCATCCACTGTGATCCTTGTGGTACTGCTGCCTCCAAGTTTTTTGATCAACCAGTCTTTAATACTTAATTTCCTACGTTCACCCCCTTAATAACTGTAAACCTGTATTTTCGGTGTTGGTTTTGCCCGTTTCTGCGGCAGCACGTTTTCCACAGTCATCGCCGCTACAAATGCCATAAATGGGTCTGTTTTTCTGCTTTTTCCTTCTATTTTTCCATATACATAATTTCCCATATCGGCATCATCCTCTTTTCCTGGTTTTCTTCCATGTCTGATTAGTTTTGCATTATTGGTGGCCCACCTTAATTCTGGAGCATCTCCCCACCGCAACCATTGATTTACAAAGCAGCTATCAATCAGAGGTGCCACTTTCATAATGTCTGATGGCCGGATCAGCTTCAGATTCTTATTCACTTTCATATCAAATCCTATTTCCTGCAGATATTTTCCGATCAATGCAAAACGGAAATCATCCAAGGCTAAAGCTTTGATATTGTATGTGCGTTTTGCTTCCTGTATATAATTTGTAAGCAATGACGGATGTATTTCCACGTCATCTACAAGCGTCAGTCTTCCGGAATCCGCCCATTCTTTCCATGGAGCCTTGATCCTCGGAATATCTTTCGAATTTAGGCACATCCATGAATGGCTGATATCAAACCGTTCATCTCCATCTCGGAAATGAAGATCTACGGAAGCCCAATCTGTTAATTTTGTATAGTCAATTCCACATACACAGCTCCATCTTTCCAGATCCGGCAGTAAGATGTTGGTCGCTTTGATATTGTCCCACTCCGTTACACTCATTTCTTCCGCATTTTCCGGAATATTCATTCGTTTTGTCATAAATGCCGGAAGTCTTCTCGGATTTTTCTTCCATTCCCTATATTCTTTCCTGATCTCTTCCATAAGACTTGGCAGATATGGCAACGATGGATTTGCCATTGGCCAGTTTTCTTCCTGATCCACATCTTCCTTTTTATTCAGTTTACAGATAAATGGTAATAACCCATTATCCGGTTCGCCGCCCCGTAAGATCTGTTCGGAAGTTTCCAGCAGATCATCCAGCGGTCCTTCCCGCACATCACCATTTGTCGTGTAGTAAGAACGTCTTGGATGTTTCTTCTTACCAAGTCCTGTCGTAAAGACGTTTATATTCTTATAGTCTTCATATTGATGGATTTCATTAAAAATACAGATTCCAGAACGAAGACCGTCTTTTCCTTTCGGACTGTTTGTTCTTCCCTTCATAATAGACTTTGTTTTCAAGCATAAAACCTGTTCTTTCGTCCATCGGAAGAATTTCTTTAATTTCTTTATCACAGACGGTCGTTCAAATGCGTTTATCACGTCATGGACTGGACGCATTGCCTGGTCCTCATTATTGGCGCAGATATCTACATCGTACTCTCTGATTCCATTATGCGGGGACATTAAACACACTGATTCGAGCGCAATTGTACCATCTTTTCCCGCTCCTCTCCCCAACATACAGAATAAATCCGGCCATCTTGGAAGCCCGGATTCTCTCCAATATGTGCAATCGTGCAGTCCGATCACAAACTTCTGCCAGGGAAATATTTCTTCAAACGGGAAGTATTTTGACATCCCGATATATTTCTCCAACTGATCACAATCTATATAAATATCTTCATGCTCAAAACACCATTTTACATGCGCGACAAGCAGCTCCTGCTCTTCGCATACTGCATAGATCTTTTTCTCAACTATATCAATCCATTCCTGAATATATGGATGTATGTTACAGCTCATCTTCATCATCTCCCGAATCATCGCCAACCGGCTTAATTCCTAGGCTGTCCAGTATTTTAAGCATTTGAGCATTGACCTTAATTCTTTGATCTATCGAGTCATTTTTCTTTTGCCCTTTTTGACCTCCTCCATTATTATATTCAACGATAGCGCCTCTCTTTTTAATGTCTGCGATCAGTTCGTTCTCCAGGTCCCAGAAGTCCATATATTTATCGACCAAGTCGATGTAATATTTCCCTGTGGTTCCATTCCGGGCCAGCTGATCAAGAAGGTCCTCTTTAATTTCCACTCGCAATAATTCTTTTCTTGTTTTTCTCGCCCTTATACCACCCCCTCCGTCACGCGCGCACGAGAAATCTCTTTTGTCGGGAGCACCCACCGGTCTCTACGTGGCAAATTAAAACCCGATTTTTTTCGACCGGGGGTATCCTGACAATTTGATTCTTCTTTACCATTTTTCCTCTGTCATCGGTTCTTTTTTCTTTTGCTTTCGATATCCATGAACCTCTTCATGACAATCATGACACAGACTGATCAGGTTTCTCCGTTTCTCACCTCTAAAGCTGTACCAGATTTCCAATGCTTTATCTGGATGCTTCTTTACATAATTCACATGATGAACCGTCGTTGCCTTTGTATACTTTCCACGTTTCTTACATAACTGACATTCATATTTATCAAGCTTTAACACCTGTTCTCTCAATGCTTTCCACTTGCCCCATGTATAGAATCTGTGGATATTTTCTCTTATACATTTCTTTACAAATGCAATCTCATGTTCTGTCATATTCTCACCTCAATTGCAGGAGAAGGAATCGAACCTTCGACCTTCAGCTAAGGAGACTGACGAGCTTCCACTGCTCTATCCTGCTATATTTGTGCGATGTCGCACAGTGTAGGCTTTTGCCCAGAGCCTTTTATCGTCTTTGCTCAGGACGCAGAAAAGCATCCGGCTTTCGCCAGATGCTCTCTGCTATTTTCCATTATTCACTTCTTCTACAAATTGCTTCATCAGCTTTGTAAGCTGTGTTCCCATCGCAACACCAGATTCTTTGCAGGCTTCCTTGAACTCTTCTGCTACTTTCTTGTTAATCTTATATGTTTTTGGAACTAACCCTGCTTTCTCATCCCACTTATCTTGTGGTCTCTGTTTCCTTTCTTCATTACCGAGCATGCTCATCCCTCACTTTCTTTATGAGGCAATAAACCAGCTTTGCTATTCCTATAGCAATGAAGAATATTCCTAACTTCCACAACATCCTTTACACAAATGAGCTTTCATGTTATATTTATTTTGAAGAAGGGCTTTCGCCCCTCTTAGCTAATTAAATAGCTTGTCGAGAATCATTAAAAGGATTCCAACGAATAAGTCCAGAATCGCACTGACCGCCAATGTCTTTATATCGATTTTGGACTTTTTCTTTTGTTTCTTTTTGCTCATTTGTATCTCACCTCCTTACAACTATATAATACCACATACGTATACGTATGTCAACACTTTTCTCAGAGGTTTTTAATCCGGACAACGGGAATCGAACCCGTGACACACAGCTTATAAGGCTTCTGCTCTAACCGACTGAGCTATGTCCGATCAACATTTATACAAAAAACGCCCTGCATTTTCATGCAAGACGCCCTTTTGTAATTTGTGTGTGGTTTTACTGGTTGTCTTTAGGAGGAAAACTAAAAACACCTTAGCCGTCCAGCTTGTTCCTTTCGGCTTTATACCATATTAGCATTTTAAAACCGTCGTTTCCGTCGTTTTCTCAAATTTTTCTAAATATCTGTTATGTTTGCATCGGCAACTGTCCTCTGTATATGCTTTCCTTTTCTTTGGGAATACTTCATTCATCCTATGTGAGACCTGTACCCAACTTAGATCATCAATATAATAAAATCTGAGAATCATCCGGATTTCGCTTTTTTTAATTTGTCCTATATATTCCTCTACCTGTATCTGTTTCTCCAGAAGATCCGTCTCCAACATCTGCAGCTTTGCAATGCGCTTTTCAAGTAAAAACTCACGTTTTTCATATTCTCTTTGTGGGAAGCCTGTTATTTTCACTGTTCGCAATGGTTTGTTGCCTTTCTTTCCACATGCAACAGAATCTTGCACAGTAATCTTGTTCAGTTGCTCTATTTTCTTTTTATCCTCTGCAATCCTACGTCTCAGATCTTTTATCTCTTCTTTCATGTCTGCATACTCAATCAGTATCTTCTTGTCCACTGGCAACACTCCCTTTCGTATCTACTCCCCATTTTCTTAAGCAGTCTTCCACAGAGTACGCACCTCTTTGCATCCACTTCTTGGCATTCTCTGTTGGTTCATGTTCAGCCAGATCAGCAAAATGATCTTCTCGATCCCGTTTCATTTCCTTTGCGCTGCGTCTGTGCTTTAAGGTTCCTCTCATGCCGTCACCTCGATCTCTTCTCCTGTCAGCTCTTCAAGCTTCTGTCGCATTTCCTCGATGGTCATTTTCTTTGTTTCGGTGCGTTCCCAAATGAGTTCAAGGTTGCTTTTAATAAACACATCTTCTATGCATCCGAGTGATTCCGGAGTAATCCTATAGACTTTAACGATGTCTCCTCCTGTATAACCTGCGCATTTCAAGTCATCATCATAATCGCCTATACGATTGTATCCTCTTTTTCTCACTACCATCCCAGCCAATACAAGATACATGTCCCCATCTCTCTGTTCAACCACCATCCCATCTCTCAGATCTGCCTTGGTAAATTCTTTGTCCATGTAATCACTCCATTCCAAGATTTTATAATTGTACTTTTCTGCAAAAACACGAGACGAATATTCTCCGTTTCCGTAATAACACGTTCCTTCGTTGCGCATATAATTTGTATTTTTCAAATAACTTTCTCCGTTACACCACTTCATTCCATGTTCGTGCATCTGCTTGCATAAGTCTTTCGCTTCCTCTTCTGTCTTGCAGTGTACTGCAATCTTATTGTCTTTATTTTTAAATTCATCCCAGTTAAATTTTCTCATATTTCCTACCTCACTATCTTTCGCACAATCCAATCTAAAAAAATCACAAATAACAGTATCGGAAACCCTCCAGCCAGAAGATAATCTGCTCCTTCTAGCTCTACTTCCTCTTCGATTCCTGTCTTTAAAGTAATCACTGTTCCAAGCCCCAGGATATAGTACAGGGCTAGGAATGCGATTGTGATTATGATGTCCATGTTATTTCTCCTTGTATGGTTCTATCTGTTCTTTCGGCATCCACGCTGTCACGACATCGTACACTATTTCCTTATCTGTCCCAAATTCTTTGTCGCAAGCGTAGACCGAACCTCCATCATCACAAAATTTCCACATACCCACTCTATCTATGTATCCGTCGTACACATTGCGCTCTTCCGGATGGTATGTCTTTTCTTCTTCTGGGACCCAGTATGAATAATAGTCTCCAATCCATTCAGATGAGTGTACAGTAACTTTTACCATTTTTCCGACTTCCGGCAATTTCTCGCTTACCGGAATCCAACCGTCATTTTTCTTCCCATCTTCATATCCTTGCATATAAAATTTTCTTCGGCTGCATTCTCTGCACTTCGGAACATCGCCCATATGAGAACGGATAATGTCTTTTGCCCAACCAACACTTACATAATCATCACACATTCCGAATGATTCAAACTCTATCGCATGATCTTCAATCTCTTCCAAGATCTTCTCTAGTACGTTCATTCCACATTCTCCTTACCCACATATTTCTCCACAATATCTACTGCGCAAGTCAGCCCATAAATATAGCTTTCCAATTCTTCCGCTGTTTTGCTTGTTCCGTATCTTCGCTTTTCTTCTTTCAAAGTTTCGTAGGCGTCATTTTTCATGCTTTCGATTTCTTCCACGATTTTCTCTAATACGTTCATCACTCCACCTCCAACAAATCAAGCCATTCTTCCAATGTCTCTTTTGTAATTTCCAACCACGAACCATCATCTACAGCATCAAGATGAACATGATCAGAACCACCAATCATCATGTGACCACTTTCGTCTAGCTCGTAAATTTTCCCTTCTTCAATCACAATTGTATCGTTTTCGATTAAGAAACCATCATCGTCGTATTTATCTACGCAGAAAGTTTTCTTGCACTTATATCTCTTACTCATTTTCCTTTCCTCCGTTCTGTCGCATCTGTTCAATGTAAATATCTGTTGCACACCTTACAATTTCTGGTTTCATGCCATCGTAATCAGTGCCTTTGTAGAAATTCTTGTTACACGATCTTTTAATCATGCACAGGATATCTTCAAATGTTTGTTCTCTCATCTTTTCGCTCCACTTCATTGTTGTATTTCAGGCACTTTCCATCCTTGTACGCTACGCATTTCTCTTTAATACACGGATTCAACACTGGTCTGACAAAATCTCCATTCCCAATAAGCATTGCTTTTACCTCTTCTTTTCCCGTTAAATCAGGGCAAAATAAAATCATCACTCCACCTCCTCATATTCCGGACACTCCACACAATACTCATACCGGTCCATTCTTGCACACTGCTCTTTGCACACTTCGTTTTCTGGGCATTCTATGCAGCAATAATCGTGTCCGCATATACTTGTTAATTTGCATCTTCCCATCATGGTTATTCCTCACTCCAATCTATTTTCTGTCCGCAATTCGGGCAGTAGAAATGTTCATATCCTTTTTCGCAAATATATTCACTTTTGCACGTAGGGCATTTAAAGTTAATGTCACCAAGTATGTAGTCCATTATATTCGGCTTCTTCGCCGTATCTCGCTCTTTCAGTTCCTGCATCTGCTCCAGCAGCTTTGCGCAATTGTTATATTGGTTCAAAATATCGCACACAAACCGTCCCATCTTGCACTCTGCGCATTTATCTTCCAGTTGCTCTCCGCTTAGCTGGTTCGGATACTTACACAGGTTGTCGCAGATATGCTCCATCATTTCCGTTGTGATCCCGTCCATCCATGTTTCTTCTGTTTTTGGCATTAGTCATTCCTCCGCAATAAAGTCTTCCATTCTCATTTGCCCTGGTATGTTTTCGTCTTCCATCCACCAAAGAAATACCTCTTCCCCTGTCGTCCACTTACATTCTTTTCCTCTTCGTTCACGTTCTTTCAACATCCTGTCGAAAGCATTTATATACAATTGCTTATACTTTGGAAAATCTGCAAACTCTTTGTAACGCTTCTTGCCTGCCATCGGACATCCGATGCAACCAACACGATCATATCCGCACTGGTACAGCTCGCACGTCTCTATTTTCTCGGAATTTATATATCCCCAGATATCACTATGCGTCCAATCTATGATAGGATTTACAATCATTTTTTTCTGCTGCATACATAGCTCACTCATCCGTCTTCGTGCATCGTTATCCTCCATCAGCATTATCTTCGTAAATTTTTCTTTCTCTTTTTGGGTTTGTCCGAGCTTTTCAAACTCTTCCCTTTTCAATCTGGAAGTACTTTCGTCCCATCTTACTCCGGTTGCGATATACCGGTTTGCACATCCAGTTTCTTTCAGCGTAGAGCAACAGTATCTTACAATTCTTGTCGGCGGGATAAGCTTTTCTGGAATTAAGCTCCACATGCTAATCAATTTTCCTTTATAGCGTGGTTTTTCTATTTCGCACCTAATTCCATGCAGTTCCAGTTCTCGGAATACCTTCCGGATATGCCGAACTGTCTGTGGCGCATCTGCCGTTGTATGGCTGTTATGCACTTCAAACGGGATTCCGGATCGCTTAAAAATCTCTAACATCACATCACTATCTTTTCCTCCGCTGTATGTGCAAATAAGCGGTCTACCATAGTGATGCAGACTCATTTCACTTGCCATTTTAATTCTTTCGATTGCTTTTTTCTCTTTATCCATTTTCTCAGAAGCCCGGTATACCCTTGCCCCGGCCGGAGGCTGGCTCCTTTCTATTTTTCGTTTATTTTCTTCTTATTTCCTCGCAACTGCTTGCAAAGTCCTTCCCACTCAACCTCTTTGCTCCGCGTCCATCTTTTCGCTGCTCTTCTCTTCCGAATCCCAGTCTTATCCATGTACCGGATAAGAGTTTCTTTCGGGAATTCTATTTTCTGGATGTCATGCAAGACTTTATGGATATGCTCATCCAAGCATCCGAGTTTTACCATCTCTTCGATCTGGAACTTGTAGGGATCCAGAAAGTGTCCTGGTCTACTCATTTCCCTCTCACCCTATTCTTTCTCTTCCGCTTTGTGCTGCCGCGCGTAAACGCATCCATATTTCCGTGTCTCAATCCGGTAGACTGTTTCCTATAGACTCTAAAACCGTATCTTTTTCTGTTCATGTTTGCCTCCTAACTGAAACTTACTTCCGGCTCTTCCTCTGGACATATTTCTCCACCTGCTTCCATTTCGTTTATGATGATTTTCGTTCCCGCTCTTTGTAATCTCAGCAACAGCATGTCAAATTCCCCAAGGTATCTCAACGACTTAATGTCTACACATCCCAAACTGTCAAGTGTATACTCTTTCTCAAAATCCCATTTCGATATCGGAATTTCCATATTCAACTCTTCATCGTGTTCGTTTTCGAAAATGATTACCGCCCTATGCAGGGAGCTCCAAGTAGATCTTTCACACTCTTCTATTAGCATCTCGCAACTGACCGATTCGTAGTGTGGTCCATCGTCAAGCTCCACTTCCAGACCAGTTGTACTGATCTTCTTTTCGCACATTGCAATCCATGCATCAAACAGATCCGTGACTTCCATTTCTTTTTCTTCCTGCTTGATTGATAATTCCTTAAAATTTTCTAGAATCTTTTTATTCTCAATGCAAGCATCGGAATTTACGATTTCTGTAAGCACCGTATCCAACTTTGGAAGGTATTCCGAAAAATCATACTTCTCTATGTACGGCACCATGACATCGTTTATCTTTTTCTTCAGTGCCTTTTCCGCATCTCCCCATCTAAACGCTGATCCTATTGCCGATTCTATCGATTCCTTAAATTTCTTTTTGAGTATTTCCTTTACTTCTTCCTCGGAGAGACACTCCTGTGCCATTTTTAATAATTCTTCTTTCATTTTGTTCCTCCTTAATTCGAATTCAACAGCTGCTCTTCCAGAGAGTCCATGTCGTATTCTCTGCGCTCAAAGTTGTTTAGATTTCTGCTTACTGGCGGTTTTGCTGGCATTTTTTCCGTCTGCTCTTGGTTAAGATAAACATCGAAATTACTGCCGAACAGGGTTTTTGGTCTTAGATATATCCTCATATCCTTAATGCCGCGCTGTAATTCCTCTTTTGTCGGCTTTCTGCCCCACTCATGGTATTTTTTATCAATCACCGTCTTAAAGTCATCCAGAGTGTATCCTTCATTGAATCTGGCTTTTATTTCCTTCTGGTTACTCTTAACATCCCACCTTAGTTTCTTGCCTGTCTTTTCATTCAGGTAAGTTATGATCTCTTTGTACGGGACATATATATTATTATCTTTTTCTTTATCTTCTTCTTTATCTATATCTGAAACAGCGACGTCAGACGTTCTTTCAGACGACTTGTCAGACGATTTTTCGATCAAAGCTCTTTGTTTGGCTCTTCTTTCCTCTTGGTACAGCCTGTCACGCTCTTTTTTCCGTTCATAAGCATCCAATGTCTGGTGCTTATTCCAGTTCGGGATCGTGATTATTCCCTCCACTATCTCAATCATTTTAAATTGCTCAAACGCGTTCAGAGCCAACTTTACAGTGGATTCATTCATTCTAAAGATTGTAGCCAGCATCTTGTCTGTGTAGGGAATCTTGTCATTCATCAGGAATACACCACCGTTATTCTTTTTCCCGGCAAGGCATAGTAGCTTGAACCAGACTGTTATAATTGCATAAGCATCTGGCAAACCCTCTATCAGCAATATCTTTTCATCATCAAAGATATCCGTTGCTATCTTTATCCACTTTACTTCTGCCATCACTCATCCTCCGTAATATAGACCACCACGCAAGGCTCATCAGAATACACTTTTTCGATTTCCAGACTGGTCACCTGCTTATCATCCGTATATGCAACTCCATTCAGTCCATCCAAAATGATTTTTGCGATATTATCTAAGTCTGGATTTTTATTTGGCTTTATTTCGCCTTTTAAAGCTTTCTCCTTATTCTTCTTAGACCAGCTCTCTGGAATCGGAAATTTCGCTAAAATTCGAACCCTCAGAGGGATATCTGTGTAAAGCACGCCTATGCTCTGCTTGTAAATCCTTGCAACTTCCTTTTCGTACTTTTTATTTTCTGGTGGCGTATATGTAATGACTTTAAATCCGGCTCTGCGGAATCTCGGTCTTGCTTTTCCAACCGGTTTGCCCGGAATTGTAATTACCATTTATTCTCCTTTCTGCTCCCGGAATTACCGGGAGACAATGAATCTGGCTTACTTAAGGTATTTGTGACGTACTACACAGCAGCCATGAACGGGTTGCAATTTATAGCAAAGGTTTAACCCTTACTAACATAGTGAAATTCTTGCCGGAACTGTTCTTCTGTTCCGTAGTGCTGCAAATAATATTCCTTGCAGCGTTTTCTTAAGTCTCTGTCAACTTTCGCTGCATTCTCCCCTGCCCTTGTTCCGTTTGGATGCAGGTCCGGTCTCAATGGAGCTATGAATCCGTAATCCTCCGAAAGTTCAATTTCTCTCGATGTGTGACTGAAAATGTGATGCCTTTCCACCCCATAAGCTCCGGTATACATGCAGTGATCCATGTCCTCTGTAAATATGCTCCACAGCTTCTTTGGTCTGCCGAAAGCTCTTTGATGACCTTTTTTCTTTTTCTTTCGCTTAGGTTTCGAGAATGCCATGTCGCTGTAATCAATACTCACAGTTCAATCCCCCATTTTTGTCTAAGCTCTTCTTTTTCATCTGGGGTCAAAAGGTCTGCATCTGGTATTCCAACCTCTCTGCAATCTTCCAACACGCCTTTGATGAGTCTGCTCATTTCTTTTGTGTTATACTTGCTTGACCCTTTGTAGCATTGCAGAGTGTGTAATGTTTCAGCTCTCCCTTTTAGGTCTTTTACTTCCTGTGCTCCACGATCTATCACAATACGGAACACTGACTGTGCCAGATAGATATCTTTTTCCCTGAGCGGTATGTACTCAAAAGCACCGTGGGATTTTAATTCATTTAGGTACGCTTGCCACCTAGTGATGTCCAACTTTTCCGCTAATTTATCGAGTAACACCCACAAATAAGAGTTCGCGTCAAGGCTTCTCTTTGCTCTGTACGGCTTTATTTCAAGCGTTAATTTCTCATAATCTTTCAGTTCATCGTAGGCTTGTCGGAAGTCCTCTATAGGCTCGAATAGAATGGTCAGCTTTCCACTGTGATAATCTGCGACAGGTTCTTTCAATCTTCCTGTAAACCTCATTATTCTTCTCCCATATTTCTCATAAGCTTTTTAAATTGCTCCACTGTCAGTTCTCGCAAACAAGACACCTTATAAACCCGACACACATTCGCTATTGTCTGCTTATGCTTAGGAATGCAAATTTCCAGTGTTTTTACCTGTGATTCGGTCACATAGTTTTTGAGAGATTCTTCTTGATTAGCAGGATTATAATTTCCGGCATTTCTACCAAGCGAAAATACTACTTTTCCGGTTTTCTCATTTTCGATTTTCAGTGCATCTATGTTTCTTTCTTTGTCATAACCAACATAACTTACTCGGAAACGATCATAACAAGTGCTTCCATTACCATTCTGTTTCGCGGAAATTTCGCATTTATCGGATGGGATCCAAATAAACGGAGCGGTATATAACTCTCTTCCGATTCCCCAATTAAAGCAAGCTCTCTTAAAGCTGTCGGATGCAAGTCCTTTCTGTTTTTCAGTAAAGCTTTCCGTCCCTGTATCTTCTTTGGAAACCCAGATACCTTTATCATCATCCCATATACTCACGGTGCAGTTTGCGTTGTCTCTGCTGTGTTCTCTTTTCCAATTTAACTTTCCTACAGTTTCATCCAAGATATTCATGTCGCACCTTGCGTCTTTATATAGTAGCAGCGATATCCCATTACTCTTCACCGTTGCGATACGGCATTCAATCTCATTCGCTTTTAATGTCCTAAATTCCATATTTCCACCCTACCGAATCTGAATATTATTGTTCTGTACCAATACAACTCCGGATAACTCAACACCATCTTTCAGTGCTTTTTTCACCTTTGTTTTGTCAACCTCAGGATCAGCAAATTTTAAGTATTCCTTGTCCAGTTTCGAAACGTCTTGTACCTCTACACTCTCTGATTTTCGATAAGAGATACTAACTCTTGCTGTTTTAAATTTCTCTCCACACAGGTAACCAGACAGGTATTCTTTTAGATTTCTCGCCTTGTTCTCGCATGATCTCTGACGGTCAGCCAGTTTATTTTTCTCTGCTTTGATTGCTTCTGCATCAGACAAGAGATTCTTGATCCAGAGGGCGATCCCCTCCACCTTTTTGTCAAAATCAAGCTGCAACTGTGCCAGTTTTTCCGGATCAATAATCTCTCCTGTCTCCTGATCTACACAATTTAAAATTTCTTCATCAATCTCGTATAATGTTGCCATTTGTTATCTCCTCCATAAAATCGCAATAATTTTGATAATGTCTTCTCCGTACTTTAAAATATCTCTCACTCTCAACAGCTTCTCGTTCTGTCATTTCTTCTTGCTCGGTATCTGTATAGCTAAGCATACTGTTCCTCCGTCTTGTCCACTGCTATTTCCAGTAATCCTTTGACTGCATCGATTGCGTTATCTAAGGCGTAATCCGACTCGATTTTTATGTTTAAATCGTAGTCACCTACCACAAATCCATTTTTCATAGCGTATAAAGAGATTCTGTCTCCGAAATTTGAAAAACCAATTTCTATGTACGGGAATCCGTTTTTGCCTTTTCCGCGATCTTGAATGTCAAGAACTAAATCCAAAAGTTCATGTATTTTCTTTCTGTCCATTGCTTATCCTCCTAAAATCTGTTAATATAGAATCGTATTTTTTCCCGAGTACCTACGGCTCCCCAGCCTTTTTGTAGGTGCTCATTTTTAATACCCGAACACCAACCACCACCCGATCACCACCATTCCGAACCCGATCACGGATGCCGCAACCTTGTGCCAGTAAGGCTTGTCCTCTTCTTCCGGCAGATCTACAGAGACGGACCGGATGTCCCAGCTGTTTAAAGTGTTTGGTTGCTGAGTGGTCTGGCAGTGGTAGGTTCCTTTAATTTTCATCGTCTGCCTCCTTTAATTTCACGGATTTCATGCCTTTCATTTCCAAAGCCATTCTGTAATTCTCCAGACAGGCAATCGCATGAAGTTTCTGCTGTTCGGAATAACCATCCACTCTTTCCGTGGATTCCAGGGCTTGGATGAATTTCTCAATCTGTTTTACTGTCAGCCTTTTCATCAAATCACCCCTGTTCGCAATTTCATTGCCCGTTCTGCTGCCCTCATTTCTTTCTGGATAAATTTTTCCAGTTCTGAAGTGCGGTACATTAAGGCACTATGAGGATTCGCAGGATTAAGCAAAAATGCCACCTGCTGACCGGGTGTATTCCAGACTCTTCTTAAAAACTCCGGCGGGTATCCCTGTTGGATGAGTTCCTTTCTACTCATGATTTCCTTTGGATAATTCATGTTAGTCCTCCAATTCTATAACCAGCGCGTTAATATTGGTTCTTATTGTTTTCACGTGTTTTTCCAAAAATTTTGGATCTTCTCCAGAAATACTTCCCGGAACATATATATTTGTTGCTGTCCCCATTCCTTTTTGATATACAACTTTCACCAGTACGTCGTCGGCAATTAAATTTGCCAAGTCTGACAATCTCAATCCAGACAGTTTTTCAGCTTTAATACTGCCGGCTACAATACTTGGTGTCTTAGTGATGCCGTCAAAAACCTGGACATCCATATTTACTGTAAGATCAGCGACAACATCTTCATATTTCTGTTCTAATTTGTATGATTTCACGCAGTTAAGTTTCTTGCCGTCTAAAAATAATCCATTGTCGATTTTTACGTTGCTAAACATTGTCTTTTTCCTCCTTATTTAAATTCTGACTGAAGTACTTCTATCTTCGGAATCAGTTCTTCCAGAGATCGACTTATCTTCTGATCATTTTTCTGCGAATCCATGTAGTAATCATGAATAGTTGAATACTGTCTTGACATATTCACAACTGAAAATGAAGAAAAAATAACAAAGACAACAAGTGTTACAAGCAGATAGAGGGTCTTATGTTTTAGGCTATCTACTTCTGTTTTAAGTTCTTCTACCTCTTTTTTAAACGCATCAAACTCAATTTGGTCCATTCTCTGCGATTGAGCATTGAACATCTTTCCTGTACGCTTTTCCGCTTCTTGAACGGAATCCATTCCCGGTGTTCCCGGACTGCCACTCCAACACATTCTCTTTTTCCTCCTTTTCTTCCACTGCATCCATATCCGATCTCGCTTTCAGAATATCCATGCTATTCTTGGCAAGCATAAACCCCTGTGGGTCATTTTCTGCCAGATATTTCTCTTTCTTCACCATTTCTGCAATCTCTTTTCTGTCTTTTTCGCTCATGTATACCCTCCTATGCTGCGCTCTGCTCAATTACTGGATAGATGCCACTTTTCTTCAGTTCCTCATATAAAAACAGGCGTCCTTTCTGCGTCCACTGTGTCTGCATTGTTACGTCCGGATCTCCATTACTCCTTGTGATATCAATGGTTTTACTATGTACATACCCACAATTTTGATACTTAGAATAAAGAACCCACTGCTTATTGACCTTGTACTGGATTTTCATATCATTCAGAATCCGGTTAAGTCTCACAGCTGACATTCCATAGTCCTTTGCGATCTGCGTAGTCGCTACCAGTGATTTTGATTCCAGAATATGGTCAACATAGTTCGCTTTCGGTGTCATTTCCTCGATCAATTTCTGTTGTTCTACAACCTGCCCTCCAAGGAATTTGCATCTGTCTTTCAGGCTGTCAATGGTCTTACCTGCCATCTTTAAGGCTCTTGCCATTACCTGTTCCGGCGTGTTCCATGCTTTCTCGAGATCAATCAATCTTTGCCGGCACTCTCTCCCTTTTTCAGTTCTGCTCATAAGACAGATGTGTTTTGCCATGTCGGTAGATAATTGATAGTCTTGTAATTCTCTTTTTGCTCCGTTATTTACAACCGTACCCGAAAGTACACTTGTAAAATCATCATCTTCAATGAATCCTTGCGAATTCTTTTCGAACCACTCAGAAAATCTCTTTCTGATTCCGAGAGCCTTGTGTAAGTCTCTGGCCGATATGGTAGGTTCGTTACCGTCTGTGTTGATTGCAAATAATTCGTTCAATACCTTTTACCTCCTATTTTATTGCCATCGTAACCTCCGTGGCGGGATTGCTTTCTTTTTGCTTATCTCCTATACTGTTAATACAGGACACTGGCATGTCTGAGTAAACAGGAAAGGAGAAATGATATGGCTACGTTTTCAAGCACAAAATGCGAAGCATTAGCCATGCTCTACTTGCGAAATCAGGATTTGTCAAACCTTACTCCTGAAGAAATTGCTGATAAGTACGAAGAAGCCTACCGCAAGATTCGCAAGCAAGATAGCAAGAATAATTCCGCAAAACTTAATACTAATATCAGTGGTGGAATTTAATTCGCTGTGCAACTTACATATAGAGTCAGTCATTATGGCTGGCTCTATCTCTTTGTGATTAGCTGCCAAAAACTCCATATAATTATGTAAAATTTCTCGTTCTCTTCTTCTGAATTCCATATTTCTCATTTCTTCACCTCGTTTCCTTTTATTGCTGTCCTCTGCATCTTCCGGGCTTTGGGCGGGCTAGTCATTCATCACCGTCTCAAACAGTTCGTTAAATGTATTACTGTAATACAACGGCTGCACTTCTTTCTGATTATGAGGACTGACTGCATTTTCACCGTATTTCAAACCTTTCTCTGTCAGTGATTTGAACTTCTTCACTCTTCCCTTACTTGACTTGCGTTCCTTTTCTTCCAAGATTCCGGCAGATAGAAGTTTCTTATTGAACTGCACTGCACTGATTCCGAGATTATTTTCTTTCAGCAGTGCTGTGAGTGACTTCATTTCCCTATTGCCGTTAAACTCGTAATTAGGCAAGAACCCTGTTGGAATATGGTAAGAATCATAAAAGCCTTTCAGCATCAGCAACTTGCTTGCGTCGTTCATTCTCAGCATGCTTGCTACTACTTCCAGTGATTCCACCTGTTCTTTTAACGGAATGCCTACGTACTGTGTTCCCTTTTCGATGAAATCTTTCATCTTCTCAAATGCTTCGATATATGTAGCTGTGAAAATGACACCTTTCTTTCCGGTCATTTTGTTGGCGATCATGTCGCATCCTTTCTTTGTGCAGAGGTAACATGGTCTTACTTCTCCCTTTGAATCCGTGTAAGCTGATTCGATGAAGAAATCAACCAAAGCAAAATTGCTTTCGTTAAGATGTTTCATGTACCCTTTGATTTTTCTTATTAAATCTGAATGGTTCATCTGCACCATCATTGCTACTTCTCTACTGTCGGTGAGTAACTGACCGTTTTGTTCGAATACTGTTAAATTGTTCATTTACTTCTCCTTTCATCATCCTGCTTTCTTTGTTTCTTTCAAAAATGCAGATGCAGCCATCGAAATAATCCCATCGATCTTCCCTTGTGCTCTTTCTGGGAGTTTGTCCCAGTTCTCCGCAATCTTCTTAAAGTCCTCTAATCGCTTCTCTTCCTGCTTCTTCGTGATGTTTTCTGATGTTTCACTCATGTTTTCACCTCTTTCTTGTTGAATCTTTCTTGTCATTTGTTTCCTTATCTCCTATAATTTACCTACAGGCATCCGCCAATGCCGAGTATTTAAGAAAGGAAAATTCTATAATGGACGATTATTTAGGTAGTCTTAAATCTTTAATAACCCGTGGAATGTTTCGTGCGATTACTGCTCATAAAGAGATATTTCGTGATAATCCCAATATCTCTATTGCTTTAGCTTATTTGAATTCCGCTACATCGTATTTCACATCAGCAGAAGCGTTGTATTATTCCAATCCTGAAACATATGAAAACATTTTTCTTGCTGATGTTTTTCATTGTTTTAGTGTTTTTGAAAAGGAATTTCTTGATAATGTACGAACAAATCATTCCCATCAATGGACTGATATCGAATTCCAGCGTTTGCGCGATTCCTTTATGTCTTCACCGTTTAGATTTAAAGATGAAAAACTTTTTTCTTGATGAGGGGCTTTGCTCCTCATTCTTCTCTATAGCTTTTTTAATTTGGTAGACTTCTTCGCTTATTTCATGAAGTAAAGCTGTTTGATATTTAATTTCTTTTGCTATATACGATTCTGGATCTATGCTTGCTATATTCCTTTCATTTTCTTTTGCCTTTTCAGCTTCTTCTCTTTCTCGTTTAGCAAATTCTACTATTGCTTCGCGTATATTCATCTCTCTCACCTCGCTTTTGTTTGTTTTGTTAAGCACATTATATCCTGCTAAAACGTGTTTGTCAATACTTTTTAAAATTATTTTTGTGCTTTACAAAACATCTTGTTTATGTTATCATTATTTTAGAAACGAGGTGATAAATTGAATATTAGCGAACGAATTAGAATTTTAAGAAAAGAATATTTGCATATAACTCAAGAAGCGCTCGGAGAACCATTGGGACTTTCAAGGGCAAATATAGCAAATATAGAGGCTGGAAGAATTGCTGTAACGGACAGAGTTATTTCTTCTATATGTAGAGAATTCTCTGTCAGCGAAGAATGGTTGAGAAACGGAACAGGGGAACCGTTTATACAGGTTGCACCTTATGAGAAAGCATATAACCGATTTGGTTATATAATGGAGAACTCTTCTCCATCAAAAAAAGCAGCTCTTTCCGTATTATTAGAACTGCTTTACAGTGTTCCGGATGATCAATGGGATATGATCATGGAACAATATGATGAAATTAAAAAGGAAAGCTAAATCGCTTTCCCAAAAATCCCTCGAACTAATTGATAGAGTCTGGATAATTGCTTATCATCCATTCTCTCAATTAGTTCGTGCAAGATTTTTTTAATTTGTTTTGTGTCCATAGTATGTACCCCTCCCGTGTTCGTATTAGAACGCACGTTCGAAATTCCTTGATTTAATATTACTACATTATGTAATTTGATTCAATACCTTTTTCGAACATTTGTTCTGTTATTTTATGGCAATGTTTTGCCCTCTATTAAGTAAACAGTTAAAATTCGGGAAACTAACGCGAAAATGGACAATCGTCCCAGATCTGGGACACTTATTGATATGGAGAGTCGATAAGGTCAGAAATTCGGACTTTTAAGCCCTTGGCAAGTATTTCCAAAGTGTCTGCGGATGGAGATATTTCACCATTTGCGATGCGGTTAATCGTTGATTTTGATATTCCGGTCGCAATGGATACTTGCCGAGTAGATAGGTTTTTATCGCGCATGATCTTATCGAGTAGTATCTTCATAATGCATTTATTGTAGTATATTCCAGTTTTGGAAACTACAGGTAAATACTGGAAACGAAAAGAGGTGACTATTTTGGATTGCAGAGTGAATCCAGAAAAAACGAAACTTGAAACTGTTAAACCGAATTGGATTTTAGGGATATTCCTAATAGTGATTGGAATTGTATTTATATTTCCTCTTTCTATTATCGGATTCTTTATCTTTATTTTTCCTGGAATAGCATTATTTACTTTTGGAATAGGATTTATTACCGGAGGTGTCTGCAAGATTATTGGAGGGATAAAAGTAACATGCCCTTATTGCGGAAAATCTATAGAGGTTTTTAAAAACAAAACAGCTATAAAATGCTCAGCATGTAAGAAAAGCAGTGCTTTAAAAGATGGTTATGCCGTACCTATAGACTAAAACAAAAAACCGCCCCTGCGCCAACAGAGACGGTCTACATACCCGAAGATATGCGATTAAAACCCAAGAATATTGTATCATCTTCGGAGCAGTCACGCAAGCGGAACATTTGTTTTGCGCTGGCTGTTATTTTTATACTAAAATTTAAGGAGATGATAAAAATGGGAACTAAATACAAACGCGGAAAAGACGGATATTTCCGCACAAAAGCATGGGATGGAACTTATAATGCGGATGGAACAAAACACCGCCAAAATCTACAGACAACAAAGTCCAGTAAAGAGCTGGAGCGAATTGTACAGGAATTTAAAGCAAAAGTCGAGAGCCGGCAGAACATCCGCAAGACGGACATTACATTTTGCGAATACGCGAAGAGATGGAAGGACGTATACAAGCACTCCAAAGAAGGTAATACAAAGGCGATGTACAGCAATATAATCGACAAGCATTTTATCCTACTTGATGGAGTTAAAGTATCCGATATCGGAAGAATCCACCTGCAGCTCCTGTTGAACAATGCAGACGGCAAACCAAGGACGCAAGAGCAGATCTACATGGCATTTAAACAGGTGCTGGGAAGCGCTATGGCAGACAAGATCTATCCGCCGGTACTGTACGAAGAAATCTTTGCAAGTATCCAGAAGCCTAAATATAAGGCACCGGATAAACGCCCGCTGACGGAATGTGAGAAGAAAGCCGTCTTTGCCGCAGAGTACAAATACGATCGGGATCAGGTCTACACCTATCTGATCTATGGCTGCGGAATGCGCAGAGAAGAGACACTGGCTCTTACAGTGTTTGACTTTAACTTTAAAAATAACACCATTACAGTCAACAAGGCTTTCGAATTTGCAACCGGTAACGGGCAGCCTGCTCTAAAAGGCACTAAGAGCGATAATGGAGACCGTACTCTCCCGATACCCACAAAAATACTGCACATTGTGAAAAACTTTGTAGAATCCGCAAGAGCGCGTGGAAAAACTTATATTTTTACCATGCAAGGCGGAGAGCCGATGTCCAAGAGCAGCTACGACAAAATGTGGGGAAGAATCCGGAAAGCATTGCAAGAGCAATCGGAAGAACAGATCACCGGTCTTACATCACACGTATTCCGGCACAACTACTGTACCAACCTGTGCTACCAGATCCCGAAGATCTCGATCAAGAGGATTGCGCAGCTACTGGGGGATTCAGAAAAGATGGTAATAGAGGTCTATAATCACATAATCATGGAAAAAGAGGATGCTGACGGGGCGGTCAATGACGCCATGAATTTTTAGGACAAAACTCTGGGACAAAAATGAGACATTAGGCAGAAATGAGACATTTAGAATCGTTTAAAATCATTTAAAATCGATTATGGAATTAAGACATAAAAACAGCGGAAACCCTTGTAAATACTGGATTTCCGCCACTTTAAAGCAATGAGCGTGCGGGGATTCGAACCCCGGACAACTTGATTAAAAGTCAAGTGCTCTACCAACTGAGCTACACGCCCGTATTCAATTATTTCATTACTCTTGGCAACGAAAATGCCCAGAGCCGGAATCGAACCAGCGACACGAGGATTTTCAGTCCTCTGCTCTACCAACTGAGCTATCTGGGCATAAGACTTAAAAGTCTAAATTGCGGGGGCAGGATTTGAACCTACGACCTTCGGGTTATGAGCCCGACGAGCTTCCAGACTGCTCCACCCCGCGATATTAAATTCTTCTCATAAGAGAAAGCCGATGATCGGACTCGAACCGATAACCTGCTGATTACAAATCAGCTGCTCTGCCAATTGAGCCACATCGGCAACTTAACTGAGTCCTTACGGTACTCAAATGGATGGAGAAGGATTCGAACCTTCGAAGGCGTTGCCAACAGATTTACAGTCTGCCCCCTTTGGCCACTCGGGAATCCATCCTTATTTAATAAGTGGGGCCTACAGGGCTCGAACCTGTGACCCTCTGCTTGTAAGGCAGATGCTCTCCCAGCTGAGCTAAGACCCCATCTTAAACGACCCAGAAGAGACTCGAACTCTCGACCTCCGCCGTGACAGGGCGGCGCTCTAACCAACTGAGCCACTGGGCCATATTGAAGATATATTGTACCTTCAAAACTGCATACAAAGAATCATCCATTTCCTATCACCTTGCTTGGT